GTTGTGAATTTCCGTGAGCACTCAAGAGACGCTCTTGCTTATGCAATGGCTGATAGAATAGACCAATTAGCGTTTTTAACGCTTTCTGGCATTAACTACACACTGAAAAACAGTGGCGCATTAAGACCTGCCCTAACTTCTGGACAGAATCTTGGTGACCTTGCGTTTGGAAGTGACATCACAGCACCAACTTCTAACAGACATAGAAGATGGGATGCAACTTCAGGCTTAGTAGCTGGTGACGTAACTGCTGTAGCAGCTGCGGATACAGTTACTTATGAATGTATCGTTGCTCTAAAAGCTTATGCTAAAGATAACTATATCAGAGGCGTAAGAGGTGCTGGTGGAGAAGAGGTATACCACCTTTTCGTATCTCCACAAGTAATGGCTGACCTTAAACTTGACTCAGATTTTCTTGCTAACGTAAGAAACGCTGGTGTAAGAGGACCAAGTAACTCATTGTTCTCAGGTTCTTCAAGCTTAATGGTTGATGGAGTTATGATCCATGAGTTTAGACATGTATTTAATACAGCTAATGCTCTTACTGGAACATCTTCAAATGCCGGTTCTGCTGGATATAAGTGGGGCGCTGACGCTGACGTCAACGGTTCTGCTGCTTTATTCTGTGGAGCACAAGCTCTTGCTATGGCTGATATCGGATTACCTGAAATAGTTGAAGATACATTTGACTATGGTAACCAAAATGGTATTTCCATTGGTAAGATCTTTGGTCTTAAGAAGCCTAAGTTCAACAGCGACTACAACAGTGGCGTTGAAGACTTTGGTGTTATCAGACTGGATGTTGCATACTAAGTATGTATTTTTGGGTGGTTCAATTTCGAGCCACCCAACTTTTATTAGGAGAAAAAAGTGATAATAATTTCAGATATTGATAGATATGTTTCAACTACATGGGGAGCTTCAATTAGATTAGAAGCTGGGGTACCAAAAAGTGTGGGAGAAGATATTGGATTGGTTTGTTTACAAGAGGGTTGTAAAAGGGTTGAAGAAAACAGCAAACCAGTCGATAATAAAATAGAGATTGTGGTCGAAGAAGAACCAATTAGTTTTGAAGAAATGACCAAATCAGAATTAGAAGAATATGGTAGAACTATCGGTATAGAACTCGATAGAAGAAAAAAGAAATCAGATTTAATTGAGGAATTAAACGCAGCAGGGTAGATTATGGGAACGTTAACAGGTGCAAATTTAATTGATCGTATTCAGGATACTTTACAAGACACTACAAGTGTACGTTGGCCTGAAGCAGAACTTCTTAGATATATTAATGATGCTCAAAGAGAGATTGTTAATTTTAAACCAGAAGCTTCAGCTACTCACGCAAACATAGCCTTATCTGCGGGTACAGAACAGTCTATACCCTCAGGTGGTCTCCGTCTTATTAAAGTAACTAGAAATATGTCAGGAACTGCATCCGATGCTACTGGTAAAAGAGCTATTAGAATTGTAGATATTGATATCCTTAATTCACAAGAACCAGATTGGCATGACCCAGACGCAGCTGTTGGAGATGCAGCGCATGGTACAAATGTAAAACACTATGCTTTTGATCCCGACGACCCTAAAAAGTTTTATGTATACCCCGGAGTTTCTGGAGATGCTTATTTAGAAATAGTATATTCTGGCGCCCCTACTGATTTAAGTGCTACTTCTGATACAATAAGTTTAGATGATATTTATGGTAATGCTATTATAGATTTTGTTTTGTATAAAGCTTATTTAAAAGATTCCGAATATGCTGGAAATGCACAAAGAGCTGGTACACATTATCAATTATTTACTGCAAGTATTAGTGGTGGCGGACAAGCACAAATAACTATAAATCCAAATATGGATCGTATGTCCTCTACCCCATCTTCTCAAATACCTAGGGCATAATAAATGGCAGCATTTAGTACATTAATTAAGGAAATTTTACCTTATGTACCAAACTATCCTGATACTTTAGTTCAATCTAATTTAAGGTCAGCAGCAATAGAACTTTGTGAAAGGTCAAAAGCTTATGTGTATGACCTTGACCCTATTACTACTATAAGTGGGGTTTATGAGTATGAATTTGACCAACCAACAGGTACAGATGTACACCAAATACTTTGGATGACGTATGATGGGGAGGATTTAGACCCTATAAGTCCAAGAAGTTTAGAGTTAAATTACCCTGATTGGAGAAATAAAACAGCACTACCCCAAGTTTACTTACAAAAAAGCCCGGATCTTTTTTGGGTTGTACCAGTACCTAATGGTAATGTAACTAATGGTTTACAACTCAGTGTTGCATTAAAACCAACAAGAACTTCAAATAATATTGACACTGATTTTTCTAATGATTATAGAGATGGGATTATATATGGGACTTTATATAGGTTACTCCGTATACCCGCGAGAGACTGGACTGATTTAAGAGCGGCTGCAGATTATTTAAGTTTGTTTAATCAAGAAGTTACACAAGCTGAAAAAAGAGCTAGGTCAGGGGATCTTGGCGTAAGAAGGCTTGTTAAATATAAAGGGGTAGGACTTTCCCCGAGAAAAAGGTATAAACGTTATGGTAGAGAGATTGACTATTGATGGAATATCTTTTGAAACTGTTCCAGTAAAAGAATTAAAATATAATTTTGCCTTAATTGAAAACGATCTTTTTAAGATAAAAGAAAAAACATACGCTAATTGGTCTATTGCAGATGTGTACACTTCTTTAAAAGAAGAAGCGGCTCAGTTACATTTAATTTACACTGAAGATGTGTGTGGTGGTTTTCTTATTACCCAATTGATAAAAGATGACTTAACAGAAGAAACTAGTTTATATGTATGGGCAACTTATTCTAAATCGGAGTATAATTACAGAGAAGCTGGTTTTTTATTTTTAGACAAATTAGCAGACAAAGAAAAAGTAACTGCAATAGAATTTGAAACTAGAAGAACAGGTTGGTCTAAAGTTGCCCCGAATTATGGGTTTGACCTTGTATCATACGTTTATAGGAAAGAAATATAAATGGGAAGAAGAAAAGTAAAAAGACAAAATATTGTTAGGGAGACGGATGCTGAAAAAAAAGCTAAGCAACAAGCCCAATCTGACTTAGTTTTTGCTGAACAACTTAAAGGTTCTAGAGACGAGCTTATACAAAAGCTTACTTCTCAAGACACTGAAGCGGAAATAGGTGGCATCGCTTCTGCTGATAAAGCTATGCAAGAAACTCAAGCTGGCCTTCAAGGGTATAATGCTGCTACTAATATAGGTACTTCTGCACAACTCGCTTCCAATGCTGTTGCTACTATGACAGGCGTTAAAGATGTTTCTACTGAATTAGAAGGTGGTAGGTTAGGTGCGGCTGCAGGCATGCTTACTAAAGAAAAACAAATATCTTCTAGAGCTGGATTAGAAGCCGCAGGCCAAGAAGCAAGCCAAGATATTACTAAGTTCCAAGCGGGTGAAAAAGTAGCAAGTGCTAAAAGAAAAGCGATCGAATCCACTTTAGGTGGGGCTATTAGTGGAGCTTTGGGGACTATGCAAGCTAATATAGCTGATACAGGTAATCCCTTTTTTAGGTCAGCTGTTGTTGAAGGAGACGCAGGAAAAATAATTAATGGTACTCAGTTACAAAAAGGAGATGCTTATCAGGTTGGTATTTTTGGGGGCACAAGATTGGGTACTATTAGGCCACCACAAATAAGTAGTGATGCTACTATAACTGGGCAAGGTACTAAGGAAAAAATTGACCCGTTTAATATTGGGAGTATGAGCTAATGGCATTAGCAGACGAACTTTTATCAACCACCGCAGCAGCAGAATATGAAAAGGATATAGTTCCATTCACTAGGGTTATACAAGAACTACAACAACCGATAGATACTGTTCTTGAATCTGAGCAAGGGGCGATGGAAGCTAATATAAGAGCACAGGAGCAGACAGCTAGATTACAAAATAGATATGGTATTCAACTTACTCCTGCTGAAAGGCAGCAACAAGCAAAACTTGCTCAAATATCTGGACAATCAAATATTGGGGGCGCTATGAATTTTGCAAGAAGAAGGGATGAAGAAACAAATTTACAAAGACTTTCTGTTTTATCAGATATTTATAGTTCAGAAAGAGCCGGAGCTTTAGGATCACTTGCATCCATCGCAGGTTTATCTACTCAAAGAAAAAATGCCTACGAAAGTGCAAGAGCTAATTCCGCAAGCCAACACTATGGTTTTTTAGGGGGAATTGGTAATAAAGTAGGTAGTCTTTTAGGGAGTTTAATTTAATGGCTATACTAGATAGGTTATCAAATATTTTTGACCCAGCCCCAAGAAAAGGCTCAAGGGCTGATATTGCAATTCAACAAGAAGTACAACAAGATATTCAAAAACAAAATGATAGGCTAGCTACTTATGAAATGAATCTTTTAAATGACTTAAAAAGATTTGAACAACAAGGCGGTCCTGAACCTGCAGATTTACCAGAGTATCAAAATTGGAAACAAAGTTTTAATCCAAACAGACCTACACCTAAAGATTATATTTATGTTTATGGTAAAGAAGAAGGCATACAAAAATTAAATGAGTTAGGTTTTGGCCAAGCGATACTTGGAATGGGTAAACAACTGGACCCCCTAAATTCTTATATTAATGAAGAAGGCGAACTAGTGCCATATGTAAGAGTTGCTGATGCTGACCAAGGTAGATTTTATTCTGCGCCTTTTACCGTAGATGGCAGAAAGTTTAGTGAA